ATCAACTGTTCAAACAAACTGTGTTAGAACTATATCCATTATGCTCATTCATTGATTGTGTCATTACGTAGAGATAGTAAAGACAGTTATGAAAGATTAACTATTGAGGTGAATTTAATACCTGATGAGGATGTTAGATTATTAAGAAAACAAACTAAGGCAAAGAGAAATTCAACACCTGACGATAGTTGGAGTTTAGCGACTCGTGAACTTGATGACAGAATTGAGTTTATTAATAAGAATGGGTTATTTACTTTACCTGAAATGGACGTAATTTATACACGAGGTTTACCTAGACACGCAAAGGTTGATAATAGACTGATTCACAATGATGGTTACAGTTATTGGACTGTATGTTGGGATGATGAAGAAGTTGACTCTATTACTGGTCTGTCATATTTCCCTGTGATTGATGATGAGGTAACCCAAGATGAAATTGATTATTTATTAACTAATAACACTCCGAATTATGTTACGGAGGATGATGATTTACCATTATGATACCAGAACATTGTATAAAATATTTTGAAGCGAAATATGAAATTTATCCCTCCAATTGTCAGGTGATAATGTCTGAGGAATTATTTAAAAAATTAGTTAGTCGTAGTGAATTACTTTGGTGTAGACACTCAATAACAGGTGGTGTGGATAAAATGGAATCGTCATTACATTCTTTTCACGAAACAGGTATTTATATTTACTTAGATGAAATAAGGGCGAACCAAATCGGTGCGTCGACTAAAACAATAAATGAGTATAAAGTTTACTTTATGTATGAAATTAGTAAAAAACATATCGTTGACTTTACAATAAACCAAATAATAAAACAAAACAAAAATGGAAATTAGTAGTTCTGAATTACAAGAAAAAATTAACAAAGGTGAAAAATTAGTAGTTGACTTTTGGGCTGAGTGGTGTGGACCGTGTAGAATGCAAAAACCAATCTTCGAACAAGTTAGTCAGACAGCTATCGAAAACAAGTCAGAGGTGTCGTATTACACATTCAACGTCGAATCTGATAAAATATTCGCAGCGTCATTAGGTATTAGAAGTATTCCAACAATCAAATCATTTTCAAATGGTGGTGAGGTTACTACTAAAGTTGGTCTTATGGATGAATCACAATTAAAATCATTAGAGTCAATATTAATTAATGGATAAGTTATTAATTTTATATACGATGGACGGTTGTCCTTTCTGTCAAATGATGAAAGAGAAGTTAATTGAATCTAACATCATTTATTATGAACGTGACATTGACGAGCATAAAGATGAGTATGACTTGTTTGTGGAAATTACGGAAAACGATTATGTTCCTGCGTTTATGATAATAGAGGGTGATGATGAAAAACAACCAATTACATCATTGTACGCACCTGATAGGGATTTCAACGACTTAGATGAAGGTATTGAAATAATTAAAAACAAAATGATTCTATAAAAAACCCCCAATTAAATGGGGGTTTTGTTTTAAAAGATAATACAGTTATTTGTTTGGTCTTTAAATAACCAAGGTTTAGGACCGAAGGGTTCGTCAATATCTTTGGTGAACTCATATGTTGATAATGTATGTTTGAATGATTCTAAATCAAAATTAAATACATCTAGCACCATTGATTTAATTACTTCATCATTATACATTGAATCCGTTTTAATCTCAATCATAAAATCTTCATCTTCATCAATCCTTGTTGAGATTTTAAATGTTAATTTTTTTGAACTAATACTTGTCATAATGTTATGGGCGATATATTCAGAATAATAATAATGTATTCGACCCATATTTAGACTGTAACCGTGAGGGAATTCAGATGTGATTGTTATTGGGGGGTAAATGAAATTAGGTAATACGTCAATATCGGTACTTAAAAAATCAATTTCATATACTAAATCATTTGTGATTGAAAGGGAATTATCTAAACTTGCGTTTTGAATTATGAAGTCGGAGTATATTGGTCTTGATGTGTTATAGAATGTGAACCAATAGTCTTCTTGTTTTTTAGGACTAACGTCGTATTCGACTAAATCAACAAGGTTAAGGTCTTTATATCCCAACACCTCTAAAACGTCTTTATTTTCTTTTAAAAACGATTCTTTAATGTGTGTAAGGTCTAATGGTTTCTCATATGACGTGAATCCGTTAATTATAACAAATTTACCACAATCTGAGGTTTCAATTACAGAGTCATAATCACCTAACTTATTAATTTCATTTAGGATATGGTCCGCAAATTTGTTAACTATACCTCTATTTCTTTTAGGGTTAATGTATTTCATATTAAATATTTTTCTTAATTAATATTCAATTAAATTAACACTCTAAATAGTTAAACAAAAAATGGGAGTCACTGACCCCCATTTTAATCGAATATCTTAACACCTTACCTTTTCGTGTAGTATTTCTCAACTACTTTCTTAATTGACTCTTGAATCGTTTGGTTTTGAGGTTGAGCACCTCCTTGTTCCGGTTGTGGTTGAGCTCCTCCTTGTTGTGGTGCTTGATTTCCTTTATTTTTGCATCCGCATCCCATTGTATTTTTGTTTTAAAGTTTATTCATCAATAAATATCTTACAAACAACTTAATTGTAAATAATAGATAATTATTAATATAATTAATTGATATTTATTGATATGAAAAATTTTAAACTAATAGAGTCGGACCTTAGAAAACTAGTCAGATTAATCATAGAAGAAACTGAGAATGAATCCGAAAGTGAAATTGTTAAGATATTACCTACTGAGTTTTTAAAATTATTTAAATACACCAATAGTGTTGATGCGATTTTAAATCAAAAAAAATATAAAGATAAAAAGGTTGTGATTGCTGGTGACCTTAACTTTCCAAGTAATGATAAAGTTAAAACATTGGGTAAATTACACGGTGTTGAGGGTCGTTTGGATGTTAGTAGATTATCCAATCTACAGTCATTAGGTGAATTAGATTTTGTTGACGGAGTTTTAGATATTTCAAGTACTAAAGTTAGTACGGTTGAAGGAGTTAGAGTTAGTGGTTCAATTAGAGATTGGGGAACACCTATTGAAACCGCAAGGTTGAGAAAAGAATTTCAAAGTAAATTAGATGAAGCTAATGAAAGACGTGAAAGTGGTGAGTGGGATGATGTTGAAAATGATGATGAGTCAGCAAAAGCACACGCGTTACTAGAATACATTGATAATAATGAGCGTATTGATATATGGGATGAGGAGTCCAGAGAGGAATTTGATGGGTTGAAACGTAGATTAGAATTACTTAACGACCAATATAATGAGACTGATGATGATGATAGGATTGTTGAATTAACTAGTGAAATTGATGAAATTGAAGCTAGAATTGATGAGATGACAGGTCTTTATTATGACGTATACGATGCGTTACCAACAGGTTATAGTCATTATGGTGAAATGACTGTGTTTAATTTTAGAGACCAAGGTAATTTAGGTAATTTAAAAGAATATGCTGTAGGAACAAACGATGAAGCTGATAAGGCGTTAAAAGAATATTGGGAGAATTTATTGGATGACATTGGGGTTGATGGTATTCAACAATACATAATTGAAAATAACATTGATGGTGATAGGGTTGCTGAAGAGTTTGAAGAATATTATGAAGGTGATATTCGAGATAATTTAGATGTGTATTTTAATCTTGATGATTTGGAATTAAGTCCGGAACAAGAAAGTAGAAAAAGAGATATGGAATCATATATTGAAGAATTGGAATCATATATTGAGGAAATGGAAGAAAAACAATCATCACTTGAAGATGAGATTGAAGACCCTGATGAATATTCTCAAGAATATGATAGGATTCAAGAATTAATTGATGAGGCTGAAAAGAAAAAAGAAGATGCTCAAGAGGAGATTGATGAAATGAGGGGTGAAGTTACTGATGAAATGATTGAATCTGAAGTTCAAGATAAATTATATGATATTAGACAAGACCCATATGATTTCTTAAAAAATCAAATGGGTTATGACAGTAGAAGTATTCGTGATTATATTGATATGGATGGTGTTGTGGAAGATTTATCTCGTGATAGTGATTATGGTGATTTAAATGGTTATGATGGGAGTTATGACGAAATTAAAATTGGCGGTGATTATTACGTTGTGATGAGAATTAATTAATTGATTAAATAACAATCAATCGTTATAATTAAATAAAAAAAATATGACTAAGAGTAGGAAAAATGATTTCATAATGGACACCGATTGGTTGTTTCAAGGAATCATTGATGCGGAGCAAAAACAATATATCCTGTTAGATTATTTTCAAAAGTTAAATAAGGATTTTGATGAAATGAAAATATATCCAATGTTTATTGAGTTGTCATTACATTTGGGTAATATGCAAACATTGTTAACCCAAGACAAAATATTATATACCGAAAAGAAATTCACTACACCTGACGATGAATTATTGTTATCGGATTTAAAATTGAAAGAGATACCGGTATTAACTGATGAAGAAGTTGATGAGTATAAAAAGATTTTAAAACATTTCCAACCACAAATTCACGACTACTTCAACTTTGCAAAATCATTATGGACAATAGTATATGATTCTGTAACACTTAAAGTTGTTAAAAACGTTGAGAATATTGAAAAGAAGATTGGTTTTTTCTATATTAAATACAATGAGAAAAACTACGTATGGAGATATGACAAAAAACGTGGATATAAATCACAACCTGAAGGTAGAACTGAATTAAAATTAATTTATAAAACATTTGATGATAATTTTGATGTGAATGAGATAATCTCGACACATTCAAAAACATATGATAAGAATAAAGAATCGGAAAGTCCGGTCTTTGAAGTTGTTTGTGATAATATATTTCCACTAAAAGAAACTGTTATTCCAATTGTGAAAAGAAAAATTTTAGCGTATATTAGCCAAACTAAAAAAGAGAAGAAACTAATAATGATTGACTAATGAGCTTTCATAAAAGATATATTAATATCGACACAACAAAAGAATATTTAAACCGAGGGGATTTAGACGAACTATATAACGCTGACGCATACTTCTTCAATGATGATTTGAGTTACGATGTATATAGGATGTATTTAGAGGAGTTGACTGATAAAGAAATCAAATTAAAACTAAATAACTATGGACAAAACAATTAAATTATTACAGTCGAAACTTAGAAGACCAATTCACATTACCTACATTTCAGAACACATCTTGAAGAAAGATATTACTGAAACAAGAAAATTAGTAACCAAACTTATGGAAGATGGTTATATGTTTGAAAGTGAAACATCTAAAGATTATTTTTATATTAAACCAAATGAGTAAAGAACACGTAAATCACCCAACACATTACGGGGGAGAAGGTAACCCTTACGAAGCAATCAAAGTGATTGATGCTTGGGAATTGGGTTTTAGTTTAGGTAATACTGTGAAGTATATCTCAAGAGCTGGTAAGAAAGAGTCTGACAAAGAATTACAAGACCTTAAAAAAGCAATGTGGTATCTTCAACACCACATCGAAGAGTTGGAGAAAAAACAATCTAATTAATTATACAGAATAAAATAGTCTGGACTTATATTTATTAATAAAAATAAATTAAAGTTCAGATTATTTTTAGATGGCTAATCAAAAAGTCCCCCAATTACCCGTATTAACCGCTATCACAGGTAGTGATTTATTTTACGTTGTTGACGTTAGTGATATAACGGATGACCCAACGGGTAGTTCCAAACAGATTACAAGAGACGAAATATTAACAAGTGTTAATCAAATAGATTTTAACTTAACTGCCGTAACAACACACGAGGAAGGTCGAGTTTCTTGGAATGATGATATTAAATCATTAGAAATTGATACTGAAAACCCTGAAGTTCAAGTCCAAGTAGGACACGAAATGGTTATTAGAGTTAACAATCAAACAGGTTCTATTTTAACTAAAGGGACTGTTGTGTATATCAACGGTGCTCAAGGTCAAAGACCTACAGTGACTAAGGCGGATTATAGTGCTGATACGTCATCAGCGTCAGTTATTGGTTTAGTTGCAGCTGACATAAATAATGGTGATAATGGTTATGTTATCACATCAGGAATTCTTGAAGGTGTCAACACAATTGATTATACGGCAGGAACATCATTATATTTGTTCACAGGTGGGACGTATTCCTCAAATAAACCGCAAGCCCCTGACCACGATGTTCGTATTGGTAAAGTGGTTGTGTCAAACGCAACTACGGGTTCTATATATGTTAATGTTCAGAATGGTTATGAACTAGATGAATTGCACGACGTTAGAATCACAAGTGTGTCTGAGAATGATGTCTTGGTTCGTAGTACCTATAACGGTTCACCTGTTTGGGTGAATACTAAAACAATTTCAGGTCTTACATATGTGCAGGCGACAACAATATCTGCAACGACATATCAAAATTTACCACCTGACTTATGGACTCAGAATGGTAGTAGTATATACTATAATGGTGGGAATGTTGGTATTGGTCAAAGTAACCCAACTAGAAAGTTTGAGGTTGTAGATGGTGCTAGTTTAGCTTATTTTAACTTAACTGGTACAAGTGGACCAGCAGCTGTTATTAGTACTACAGACCTTACAAAATTAACTAGATTTATTGCAACTGATGGGACTAATTCAATAAATATTGGTATTAGAACATCTGGTGAAACTGATAATCCTACTGTTGGTGGACAAGGTGATGCATTTATTTATGTTAATGCAAGTGCTAAGGGTTTAAGTATTGTTAATGCACCTTTTACAGGTATTAATAATGATTATATTAGATTATATGCGGGTTTACTTGCGACTCAAGGTATATCACATTTACACGTGCAAGGTTCTGGAACTACTAAAGGGTTTATCGGAATAAATAATGAAAATCCTATTGCACGACTACATGTAAGTGGTGATACACTCATAGATGGTGTTTTATCAGCGACAACAATATCAGCAACAACCGCATCAATATCAGGTTCAGGTCAAAATGTTTTAACTGTTACAGGTTCAGGTAATAGTACCTCATCACCAATATTTAAAGTTATTGGTTCACAAGGAGAATTGTTTAGTGTTACTGATTCATTAACAGGTTTATTACAAAGTGTTAATAATATCTCAGGTTTACCAATTTGGCAAGTATATTCTGATAATACCATATTAATGGGAACGTATTTAGCACCTTCGTTAAACACGACCGTTAGGGTATCATTAACTGCTGGAACTAATACTGTCTATTCAATACCGACAAGTGCCTATACAGGTGGTTTCTTTGATTATACTGTGATTAGTAGTGGAGGTGCGGGAGCTAGAGCGGGAACTGTTATGTCTATATGGAGTGGTACTACGGCTGAATACACTGATGTATCAACTAATGATATTGGTAATACATCGGGGATATCATTTTCAGTTGCGGTTTCCGGTGGTAATTCAGTGTTAAGTTGTTCCGCAACTACTACGGGTTGGATATTAAAAACTATAGTTAGAAGTATATGAGTACACATTATAAACCAAGGATTATTACTGATAATTTAATTTATTATGTTGACGGTGCTAATACCTCATCATACCCTGGAACAGGAACTATTTGTGATGATTTATCACGTCGTCAATTATTAGAACTGTCTTTAGTTAATGGGGTTGCATTTGAAAATAATAATGGTGGTGTTTTTACATTTGATGGTGTTGATGACTTAATGTTATCTGATGTTACGATGAACGGTAAAATGACTAGTGGTATGACATTTGATGTTTGGTTTAAACGAACTCAAGATATGAACGCATTTAATATGGTGGTTTCAAATCCGGTTCCTTATATTGCGTTTAGAGGTTCGGGTGCGGGTGTTAACTCTCAATATTTTTTATTTTCATTTTTAACTAGAATATCTTCAACTAATACGCAACGTTATTTATATTCTAATAATACGTTTAGTAATAATGTTTGGTATAATGTTGTTTGTACGTTATCTCAAAATACGACAACACAAGTGGTTGATGCTAAAATGTATGTTAATGGTGAATTAAACAATACTATAAGTGTTGGTTCGGCAACTGATAGTGTGTATCAACCCACTGCTGGGACTTTTTTTAGATTGGCGAATTACGCTCCAGCGGCATATCCGTTTAAAGGTAATATTTCGTCAGTTAAAATGTATGATAAATTACTAACGTCTGATGAAATTTTACAAAATTATAATACATTAAAAAATAGATTTAATTAAATATAAAAAAAATAGTTAGAATTGTATGAGTTCATTTTCAGGTCCAAAAATAGATATTAATAACCTTGTGTTGTATTTAGATGCGGGAAACTCTGATTCTTATGTTAGTGGTTCTACCACATGGTATGATTTAAGTGGTAATAATTATAATGGTACGTTAATTAATGGTACGGGTTTTAGTAGTGAAAAAAATGGTTGTATGACATTTGATGGTATTGACGATATGGTTAGAACAAATTTTCAAACAATAACTGTAAATAGTAGTTTTGAGATATGGGCTAATAGAACTGAGAGTGTCAACGCATATAATATGATGGCTGGTATGTATCTACCTTATTTTGCTATGAATAGTGGTAATACTTTACACTTTTCTAATTCAATAGGTGGTGTTCAAAGAAGTGCTTTTTCTTCACCATCAGGAACTTTAATGGATAATACTTGGTATTGTTTTCATTTTGTAAATTCATATGATGGTGTTAATACAACAATGAAATCGTATATTAACGGCACTTTAGTTCGTAGTATTACTAATACAGGTCAAACGATTACAACAACTTTTCTTCCTCTAGTTATTGGTGGTTGGAGGTCTAATTTACCAACTGATTATCCATTTAAAGGTAAAATATCAATTGTTAAGGTTTATAATAAAGAATTAACACAAGATGAAATTAATCAAAACTATAATGCAACAAAAGGTAGATATTTATAATTATGGAAACAATATTACAAGATTACGAAAACAGAAAATTTATGATATTTAACGTATCTGAATTGGGCTTGATTGATTTTACACAAGTTTATCAAACATCAATTGATACTGTTAGAAAATCAGTTGATGGAACTAAAACATTGGTTAAATGGGATTCGGATGGAATACCATCATCAGTTAATCAACTAACAACCAAAGAAGGTCCATATACTTATGATGAAATAATCGTTATTTTAAATACTTCTGAATGGAGTGGGACAATACCTGAATAAATTAATAATTGATGGTATTTATACATAAATAAACCTGGATAGGGAAAGGTAAAAATTATGTCAAACGAATTTAATATAAAGAATGGGTTTATCTCAAACTCAGATTCTAGAGTGATTGGTGGTTTCACCGCTAACACAATATCAGCAACAACTTATCAAAACTTACCTGTTGACCCCAATTATTATGTAACTGCGTTCACGTATAGTAATAACGTATTTACGGTTAAGCAAACAGGACAATCTGATTTAACGGCAACAATAAATTCTGTAACAGGGTGGACTGTTAATGGTGTTTTAACTGTTACGGGTGATACATCATTACAGGGTGTTACTGCAAATACCATATCGGCAACAACAATATCAGGTGGGACTATGGTTATAACAACAACACCAACTACTGATAATACGTTAACTCAAGTATTATCAAGAGACCCAGTAACGGGAACTGTCGAATTAGTCGATACAACATCATTCCCATTCAACTATGGGTTGGCAAACGCAATAATGACAGGAACTTTTTTAACATAAAAATAAAAATAAAAATAAAGTAATATATGGCAAATACATCATTAAATACACAACCAATTTATACGGCATCCGCTGATACTCAATGGATTGGAGGGGCTTTAACTGCGAACACAACTAAAGACTTAACATCAGGAACTGCTTATTTGGCGTTTACTGCGTCAGCGAATGGGGGGTATGTTCAAAGATTAAGATTAAGACCATTAGGGACTAACGTCGCATCATTGGCTAGAATATTTATTAATAATGGTGATGTTACAGGAACAACCGCGAATAATATTCTTTGGGATGAGATATCATTACCGGCAACAACAGTTTCTGAGACATCGGCTTTACCTACTTATGAAATTCCATTAAATTTTGCATTACCCGCAGGTTACAGATTGTTTGTGACTATTGCTACGGGTGTGGCCGCAGGTTTTGCGATAACAGTTATAGGTGGAAAATATTAAGATATGAACGAGTATATATTGTGGGAGTTTGAATACGGATACACAGGTCAAGTGTATCAGGAAATCAATAACGGACAAGTTATTAGATATTGTGATTTGGATGGGAATACTTTAACACTTGAAGGTGCTTACGGGTATAATTTAATAAATGTAACACCAGAAAGACCAAGTTGGGCGTTATAATATGATAGATACTTTTAACATAAATGACGGTAGTTTAAACAACCAAGTGTTCAACTATAATGGGAATACAGGGTGGCAAGTATGGAACAAACCACCTAAATGTAATTTAGTGAATTTCTTTTTAGTTGGTGGTGGTGCCGGTGGTCAAGGTGGTATTATTAATTCTGCCGCCAATCGTAATGGAGGTGCGGGAGGTGGTTCTGCCGCCTTTTCATATATAACCGTTCCAGCATTTGCAATTCCCGATACTTTATATATATTAGTGGCAAGTGGTGGAACAGGAGGTGCGTCAAGTGGTGGTGCCGGTGGTCAAGGAAGTCTTAGTTATGTCTGTTCTGTACCTGATACGTCAACTGTTAATAATATATTAATGAGGAGTGGTTCGGCGAATGCGGGTGTTACAACAACAACAACTGCGGGTGCGGCAATTACTGTTGCGGATATTTTATTAGCTGAGGCTGCGTTTATTTCAGGATATGCGGGTCAAACAGGTGGTGCGGGTGGTGTAACAAGTACTCCTGCGGTTGATATAACACCAACAGGTATTCCATTCACATCAGGTGCGGGTGGTGCTGGATGTGGTTCGACAGGAACGTTAGGTGTTGCGGGGGATATCGTAGGTATTTTAGATTTCCCAATTATCTCAGGTGGTACAAATACATCATCGGCAGGTGCGACTGCGGGTTCGGGAAATAACGGATTTTCGACAAGAGAAAGTTTTACTAGCCAAAATTATAAATATCCTATGTTCTTTACAGGAGGTGCCGGTGGTGGTGCAGCCTCTAACGCAACAGGTGTTGGAGGACGTGGTGGTGATGGAGCCTATGGTTGTGGTGGAGGAGGTGGTGGTGCCGGTGGAAACACAACTGCGGGACGTGGTGGTGATGGTGGTCACGGATTAGTTATAATTACAGTTACATAAAATATGATAGATACTTTTCACATATCAGATGGTAGTGTCAATAGACAAGTGTTCTATGCGACAGGACCGAATACCTTCCAAACTTGGAATAAACCCCAAAACTGTAAATTCGTTTACTTCGTATTAATCGGAGGTGGCGGAGGTGGCGGAGGTGGTCAAAGTGGTGGAACAGGAACCTCTCGTAGAGGTGGTGGTTCAGGTGGTTCAGGTGGATTAACTAAAGGTATGTTTCCCTCTTCAATTATTCCTGATAGATTATATATTCAAGTTGGTTCAGGTGGAACTGCTGGTGTTGGTGGTACGACTAACAGTGATGGTGGTACTGCTGGTATATCATATGTTATGGTTACACCTGACACTACTGAAACTGCACAAAATATACTACTACAAAGTAGTTTGGCGGCTGCGGGTGGTGGTCGTTCAGGTTTAAATGGTGGTGCTCTTGGTGCTGCTGCAACGGCTTGGGTATTCACTAATAATATTTTTTATAAATTTGGGTTGGTTGATACTTATGCGGGTCAAGCGGGTGTTTTAGGTCAAACAACGGCATTACCAACTAACTTAACAATTAGTGGTATTGTAAGTGGTGGTGGTCCAGGTGCGGGTCAAAACGGTGCAACTGCACAAGAGGGTGGTTCAGTTGTTGGTGGTGGGTCAATACCTACAATGACAGGAGGACCAGCGGGTGGTTCAGCGACATCAACAACACCCGGAGGTAATGGTAGTGGTGGATATATGACATTTACCCCTAACACACTTGGATACACAACAGAACCATTGATATTTATCGGTGGTGCTGGTGGTGGTTCATCAGATGGTGGACCCGGAGGTTCAGGAGCTGGCGGAGCCTATGGTTGTGGTGGTGGAGGAGGTGGAGCCGGAATAACTAACCAAGGTGGTAATGGTGGTAAAGGTGGTGACGGAATAGTCATAATAACGTGGTGGTAATATTATAAAATGATAGATACATTCAATTTACCTGGAAAGGAAAGGTATACACAAATTTTTACAGTAAACTCAAGTGGGTCAACAGGTTGGGAAACTTGGAATAAACCATCAAACATTTCTTACATCCATATTTTATGTATTGGTGGTGGAGGAGGTGGAGGAGGGGCTCGTGGTAGTTCGCTGAATACCGCAACAGGAGGAGGTGGTGGAGGTTCTGCAGCTCACTCAATTGGATTATTTCCTGCGGTTTTATTACCTGATACATTATTCGTTCAGGTGGGTAAAGGAGGTGCTAGTGGTGTTGGTGGTGCTAAGGGTGTTAACGGAACTGATGGTGGTTCGGGAGAACATTCTTATGTGTCAGTTATACCATCAACGGGAACTACTGCGGTATTGATGAAAAACGGTACTGCGGGTGCTGATGGTGGTAATGGTGGACAAAGTTCAGTTCAAGGTGCTGCGGGAACTGCGGGAACAACTTGGACTTATAACACAACATTTATATTTCCCCAATTAGGACAGATATCACCATTTGCTGGTCAAAATGGTGGTATCGGTGGTTCAACAGGTGGTGGTAATGGTGGTTCGATAACTATTACAGGTCCAACAACAGGTGGTGGTGGTGGAGGTGGAACAACAAGTGGTGGCTCATCAGGTGGTGGTGGTTCAATTACGGGTGTTGGGATAATACCAACTATTGTTGGTGGAACTGCGAATTCATTAACGGCTAGTAATGGTGCGGGTGGTTATGGTATGAATTTATTAACAACTGAATCAAGTTCACCAAGTCCTTTATTTTTTACGGGAGCTGCGGGTGGTGGTGGTGCTGGTCCAAATGCTGATAGAGAAGGTGGTGACGGAGGTCACGCTGCTTACGGTTCAGGAGGTGGAGGTGGAGGTGCATCTTATAATGGTAAAGGTGGTGACGGAGGTAAAGGTGGTGATGGTGTTGTAATTATTACTTGTTGGTAGTTGACATTTCAATTTAAAAAGTCTAAAATTATTTATGGAAAATTATATAGGAAAAATTATAAATGGTGATTGTGTTGATGTTATGTCAGAAATGCCAATAAACTCAATTGACTTAATTGTAACGTCACCCCCATACGGAGTTGGGATTGCCTATGATGTTCACGATGATGATATGTATATTGATGAATATTTGAAATTTACAACCAAATGGTTAACACAAGCATATCAGATATTAAAAGATGATGGAAGGATTGCGATAAACATTCCTTATGAAATTAATAGACAGGACAAAGGTGGAAGAATTTTCTTTTGTTCTGAGGTTTATCAGGTAATGAAAAGAATTGGATTTAAATTCTTTGGTATTGTTGACCTTGAAGAAGATTCTCCTCATCGTAGTAAAACTACGGCTTGGGGTAGTTGGATGTCACCTTCAAGTCCTTACATATATAATCCAAAAGAATGTGTTATATTAGCCTACAAACACAAACATATTAAAACAGTTAAAGGTGAACCACAATGGAAAGGAATGCCAACTGAGATTGAACAAGAAGATGGGACAGTTAAGAAAAAAGTTGTCTATGATGAAATGGATAAGAAAGAGTTTATGGAATTGGTGTTTGGTCAGTGGAAATATTTTGCTGATACTAAATCGTTAACAAAAGCGACTTTCTCTATGGATATCCCAACTAAGGCGATTAAAATATTGTCATATAAGAATGACGTAATATTGGACCCATTTGCGGGTTCAGGAACAAGTTTGGTTGCTGCTGAAACATTGGATAGACGATGGGTGGGTATTGAATTATCACCAAATTATGCTGAGATAGCTTGGAAACGAGTCCAAGGATTTGTGGACCAAAAAAAACAACAAGAATTAGAATTCGAAAAGGGGGAATAAAAATCCCCCTTTTTTTGTTTTCATAATATTTATAATAAAAAATGTTATGAGCCATTATATTATTAATAAACACGAATTTAAAGACGTTGTTAATAAAATTTACTTAGAAGAACAAAAAAACATTTTAAATGAGAAATGGTCTAAATTAAGTAAAGGGGAAAAAATATTCGTATTAGAATTTCTAAAAGTCATATATCCTGATAAATCTAAATTAATACAAGAATCTAAATGGTATAATACTTTAGGTGATATTGCCGGTATTTTTGACCCTACAGGTGTGATTGATGTTATCAACGGTATTAGTTATTGGAGACAAGATGATAAGTTATTTGCGTTACTGTCTTGGATTTCTGTAGTACCATTAATCGGTGACGTGATTGGTAAACCTGTTATTGGTGCATTAAAATTAGGTGGTGATACTGCTAAAATGTTTAAAGCCGCAGCTCTTGCGGGTGATGCTGCTAAAGTTGCTGAAACTGCAACTAAATCAGGTGGAGCTATTGGTAAATTTGTTAGTACTTCACCTACTTGGGGTGTTAAATTATTAGAAATTTTAAAAAATGCGGGAAACAAAGTTCCAATACTAAGACGAATGTTTAAGTTAATTGAGGAATATGTTTCAGTGTTTGTAACCGCTAGTAAAGAAATGAAACTTGGTGCTGAGGTAACCAAAGGTATCGGTCTTGCGGAAAAGGAAACGTTAAAAAATACTTTTAGAGGGTTTAGAGATTTTGGTGGGTTTAAAAATAAATACCTCAAGTACATTTCATCTAAGGACGTATCACTCTGGAAAAAATTCACTGCGGGAGCACCACGAATATTTGGTGGTAATCCGGCTACTAGGTCATTAATGAGAAGAACTAAATGGTATTTAGGGTTTCTTGATTTCTTAGGTATTGGTGATTTTAAAACAACACCTGATGAATTAATGATTAAGTATCCGAATATAGAACAACAAGTTAATAAGTATAATCAAACTGAAAAGGCTCAACAAACATGGAATCAAGATTTTGGTTCAGGTGGTGATACACAAACCCAACAAACAGATGGTGGGTTAAATACTCAAGATATTATGGGTATAAACCCGTTAGAAGTTTTTTTAAATCCTTTGTTTAAATAATGAAAAAAATAGTAAGATTAAATGAGAATCAAATGACCGATGTCATTAAACGAATGATAATGGAGTCAGGGATTCGTGATATTAATAAAATCGCTGAGAGATATCGAAAAGCTAAAATTTATTTTCATCAAGATTTGGATGGTGTAACAACTGCGATTGCGATGAAAGAATATTTAAAACAATATGGGATTGAAACCGTTGATTGTGAGGTAATACAATACGGTGATAAAGAATGGTCGATTAAAAAACCTGAAGGTAGTGGTGATGTTATGCCTGTATTGGTTGACTTTGCTCACGGTAAACCAATGTTTGTTATTCACACAGACCACCACGACACACAAGCGGGTGTTGAATCAGGGACTGCAACAAACTTTAAATCATCACGTTCAAATGTTGAAACTATATCACAATCAATATCACCAAAAGAATTATTCCCAAGTGATGATTTGTTATTAATCTCGACGGTTGACTCGGCGAATTTTGCACCAAACGATATCACAGTTGATGAGGTTAATAATTACATCTTCAACTTAGATAAAGAAAAATCAGTTCCAAAAAACAAAATGGCTCTTGGTTTGACGATTAATAAATTATTATTGGCGTTTAAAAACAAACCTGATTTCTTAGAAGAATTGGTTATGGAATCAACACCATCTTTACTTAATATCTTAACTAACATTAAGAGAATTATGAAAGAGAAGGGGTTTGCGTCAGTTGATGTTCTACAACAAAATAGAGACAACTACGTTCAATCAATGAAGAATCATCCTAACGTTAAAGTTATGGATAATATCATTGTTCAATACGGTGGTGGTAATATGATGAAACCTGGTTCTTATGATAGGTATACACCATTTAAAAACAATCCTGAAGCTGACTTTATAGTTATTGCTTGGCCGTTGGGGTTAGTTCAAGCGTCTTGTAATCCATTCAAAAAAGAGAGAGCATTGAAAGGTGTTAACTTAGGTGAGGTTAAAGATGAGGTGTTATCTAAATGGGAAACACAATTAAAACAAAAAGAAATTCCATTATCTACAATCAAATGGGTATCTGAGAACAAATTAAATACTGAGTCAGTTGGTTTTACGTTTAAAGATTTTGAAGCATTGTATGGTGAAAAATTTAGTAAGATTAACAACGGACCTGAATTATTAAACATTATTAGTAATATAATGCAAAGACATTATAATAGTTTAAGTGATAAACAAAAATCTATTATGGAGAAAGTAACTGTTAGTGCTTGGGATATAATTCAAGCTAATAGTGGTGGACACAAATGTATTACGAATATATCAGGTCTTAGTTATTTAGGTAAGAACCCTCAGAAATTATCAGGAGGTGGAAGTTACCAAAAAAGTGAAGATGATTCACCATCGGTTAAGTTTACAAAAATGATTCAAAACGAATTTGTAAGAGTATTACAACAAAAAATACAAGAAGGTTAAAATTCTATTCGGTCGTCAAGTTTAATACCTAAACGTTTGCATGTACCACCTTTAACTTCTAAAATCATATCACCTTCACCACAATAGTTTCCACAATCTTTTGATTTACAAGGGGGACAATTGTGGTGGATGTTTGATATCATACCATCTTTAATAAAGATTATATCCAAAGGTATCACACAATTTTTCATCCAAAAACAATGGTCGGCATCATCCATTAAAAATAACATACCTTGATTTGGTGATGTAAACTTTTTTCCCATCATACCGTTTGATTTATCCTTGGGGGTAATCATAGTTTTTACTACAAACTTGTTATTATTAATTCGAATATTCATATCTATAAATATTGTGAGGTTAAATAAAATTAACTATATTTGTTACTATGAAATCGAGAGTGAATATAGTTAACAAGAAAGTTAAGTTTGAATACTTTTTCGTTGAGACATTTGTCGTTGGGGTTAAACTACAGGGTTCTGAGGTTAAGTCAATCAGTGACTCAAAAGTTTCAATGACTGATACGTATTGTTACTTTAAGAATGGTGAGTTATATGTTAAAGGGTTAAACATTGCTAGTTCTAATGTGTCATACGCTCACGAACCTATGAGGGAACGTAAATTGTTAATGAAGAAGAAAGAATTGCGTAAACTTGAGAACGAATTAATTAATGGGTTAACGATTGTTCCGTATAGATTGTATCGTAATGAGACCGGGTTGATTAAGATGGAGATTGTATTAGCCAAAGGTAAGAAGTTGTGGGATAAGAGAGATTCGATTAAAGAACGAGATATAAATAGAGAATTAAAACGAGGTCTATGACAAAGGTATTAAAAGGTAAAATAGTCCACCAAGGTGGTGAACTAATGGTGGAACATTCACCAAAGAAAATATTTGCAGAATTAAAAGGGGAGTCAATTGAAAAAGTCTTTTACAAGTATGATATTCTTAACCCCTTCACTGAACACAATTTAAAGGAGGGTGATGAGGTTGAATTTGTGTTTGAATTATATATTGATAATGGAGGTTCATTTAAATTTTGTGAAATAGTAAAATAGTGTTATATTTGTTGAAATAATTAAAGGATATGAAAACAATAGAGATAACACCACAAGAATTAAGAATGGCTACAAGACCTAACATCTATCGTAATAAGAAAAAATATTACAGAAAGAGTAAGCACAAGAATTCAGAAATTTAGTATATTTGTTGAACATTTAAAATTTGAGATATGGTGATTAATAGTTTTCATAACATTAAAATAGAACACGAAAAGTTTGGAGTAGTATTAGATGAGACATTCATTGATGGAACACAATTCAAATTATTCCTTAAAGCGATTCACGGGTGTTTAGTTGAGAAAGAGGATTTGACATTCTTCAACGGGACTGATTTTTTAGTTCACGTCCCATTTAAACATTTGGTTGATTCGATAATCAAAACAGGTAAGACCGAGTATACCTCATCTGACCACGTTAAAAGTAAAATCGAAGCATTGGTAACAAAATGATGAAACTAATTTACATATTGTTGGTGGTGTTGGGGGTAAGTTCTTGTTATAAAGAAGACCCCCAACCAAAAGAGTCTAAACCTATTATCGTTTACCCATATGTGACTGATACAGTTACTGATTCAATACCAACATTGAAAGGGTCAACTTGGGTATTAACGGGAATCAGAATTGGAGGTATAGGTAATCCTCAAACAGTTAGTGATACGTTACAATTTATATCAAACACAAGTTATAAATACAACGGGTATAGTTCAAAATATTCGTTGTATTACACAGGTGGTGGTTTTAATATGAGTATTAACGGAACGTCTTGGGGTAATTTAAGTGGGACAATCTATGAATACAATTTAAAGAGTGGTAAAATCGAAGGGTTGAAATTTATTGATATTACACCTGGTTCGAGTAACCAAACAAATTATTTTCTTTGGATGAATAAAATCTGATTGATAGTTTGAAATATTATATATAAGTTTATTAACAATTAAAAATCTATTAGTTATGAAATGAAAAGTTGGTTAAATTTAAGTAGTAATGGTTGGTTGGTATTGGCCTCTACGATTGTCTACATCAGTGTCCTTACAATAATATTTGAATATGTTATTAGTAGAGAATTTCCGATGTTCTTACAAATGATATCAGTGTTTTTTGGGTTATTTTACACTGTGTCTCAATTAAAAATAATATCCAAATATGTTATAAATTTATTTAATTTTAAAGAAAAAGAAGAAGAAGTATGATTACAATTATTTTATTAGTATTGTCATTGGTTGTTGCAGGTGTAATGATTTTTAGAGGTGTTGCGAATGATGACACTGTGAGTTTAAGAAACGGGATTATCGTTGGTGTATTGGGGATTGTTATCTCATTAATTCAACCATTCTCAACAGAACGAGTGGATACAGGTAACGTTGGTATCAAAGTTAATTTAACAGGTGATGCTCGTGGTGTATCGAAGTATGAGTACAAAACAGGTTGGGTAGTTTATAACTCTTGGACTGAAACAATGTATGAGTTCCCTGTGTTCCAACAACACATTGAGTATGGTGACCAAATGGTGATTACTAAGGGTGGATTTACCACAACTATTAACCCTACGTTTAACTACAAATTGAAATCTAGTACAGTTGGGGATATGTTCCAAAACTTGAGATTACCGATTAAAGAAGTGGAGCAAGGATGGTTGAAAAATGCAATCGTTGGAGCGGTGAATGACGTGGCGAATACTTGGTCTGTCGATAGTATCTTTAACCACCGTGAAAATTTCGAGTCTAATATCGTAGTCGAATGTAATAAACGATTGATTAAATGGTTTGACGTATCTCAGTTGAGAACTAACATTACACCTCCTGAGGCATTACAAGAATCAATTATCGCAAAAACAAGAGCCATCCAACAAGCGGAAGCATCTAAACAACAAGCAATTGCTGCTCAGGCTGATGGTCAACGTAAAGTTGCGGTTGCAAAGGCTGACTCCGCAGAGACTGTTATCAACGCATCCGCTAAGGCGAGAGCGATGGATTTAACACAACAAAAGTTAACACCTTTGTATGTTGAATATAAGAAAATTGAGAAATGGGATGGTCAATTACCTTCAACAGTTGCGGGTGGAACAGGAACATTCTTGAATATAAAATAATAAACATAATACAATATGGTAACGACAATGGTGTCGTTACCATTAATAACCAACAACCAAAACTTATAGATATGAAATTAGATGTGTCAAATTTATTATTAAACGATTTAGTTGAACTTAGAGATAAAATCAATGGTTTAATTTGGGAATATAAAGATGGACACATCTACATCTGTAAGGTTAGGTCTTATGGTCGTAATTGGGAAGAAAAGGGTATTACTAATATAAGTAGATTGAGAGACTTATGTTATGAATATGATGGTGAAAACGGTATTGTTGACATCTACACGACAAATACTGACTTAGGTGAAGGTTTTTATAACTATGGTGATACTAAAGTTATAAAATCACTTGAGGACTATGAGAAGTGGAATAAACACAAGGGATTAACTATACTCCTTCAAAGGATGGAAGAAGAATTACGTGATGATGCTGAGGACCAAGAGAAACCTTATAATCAACGACGTTCTCATTTTAGAACATACTACACTCAGGAAATGGTTGATGAACTGAAGGAAGATATAAAAAACCTTCCAATGGATTTTGAACCTCCAAGAAATTATTTTCAGTATGAGGATGCTGAGTAATTGAAATTTTGTTTATATTTGTATATATAAATAAAAACAAACGGATATGAGTTCAGAGACATTAGGTACATTAGCAGTGATAGGTTTTGGTGGGTATATGATTTTCAAATTTTGGAAGACAGCAATAAAATTAGTGATTGGATTAATTTGTTTTTGTATTGTTTACACTTATTTTTCATTGAAAAAATATTTTAACGGTTCAACTGAAGGTAAACAAAAAATTGAACAAGTTGTTGAAGAAACTGTTAAAGAATCAACACCTGGTTATTAGGAAATAACGTTTCTTTGTATCGTATAACAAAGTGGTGGATGTGCCTCTATGGCCCCAAAGGGAGATTTCGGTCTCCCTTTTTTTATTTAGATATATTTATAAATAAAAGGTATTATGGGAACAATTATTATAAATGAAAAACAATTAGAAACTTTAGTTAATAGATTGAAAAATAACATTAATGAAGGTGGTAATCACAATAACTCTCGATATATGTTCTTTAGTAATTTGGAACAAATTAAAAGACAATGTGAAATGTTATTGGAAATGGATGAATCAACAATTAATGAGATATTAGAAAACGGTCACGATTGGGCTCAGGACCATATTGCTGAAGCAAAAAACAATATGGACCAAGTATTTGATTTCTTAATGAATGAGACAAAAGGTGAAGGTGAGGATGATGAAGATTACGAAGATGATGATTACGAAGATGATGATGAGGACGTTGATTTCGGTGACGATTTTTAATTAACAAATGTTTGATATTATAAAACCTTTATCCTATAATTAGATAAAGGTTTTTTTATGGAATATCCCCAAGTTAATTTCAATCAGGTGTTTGTGGACCACCGAGGAACATTCACTCCACTATCTTTAAATTCCTACGATAAGGAATGGTTACAAAGTAACATTAGTATTAACCCCCAAATGTTTACTCTAAGAGGTTTACACTTCCAAGTTGGGGATAAGGCTCAGTCCAAACTAATTAAGGTGATTACAGGGTCTATTGTTGATTTCATAGTTGATATTCGTGAGGATTCACCTGAGTATATGAAATTGTATCATTATAATATGGTGTCGGGTTCTGAATTACTAGTACCGAGGGGTTTTGCTCACGGGTTTATGACAACGCAACCAAATACGGTAGTTCAGTATTTAGTTGACAATGTTTATTCACCCGAATCGGAAGGGTCGATTTATTGGAAAGAGATTGAAGGGTTGTACGATGTGTTGAATTTTGCGTCATATTTTAAAGAATTAGAAGATGAAGACATTATAATGTCGGTTAAAGATTATAAAACTATAAATTTTAAATTAAACAAATAAAATATAGAGGTATGTTATACGAAAATGAAATTAAAAAATTAGATGTGTATTTTGAAGGGAAGTATCTTATTGATGAAGAGAAAGACCTTGAGTTAAAGAAAATACTAAGTTACGTTATTGAAGAACGTAAGAAGTTCAAACAGATGGTGAATGAAACCCCAAACGATATGGACTTAGGTAAACTAGTAAGAAGTTATTATAGAAATTTAAATGAAGGTGAAACGATTTAAATTTGATATTCCAACTTTAATTGTTGGTAAATCAATAGATGAGGCTCGAAAGATATGTTTGGCGGAAGGTTATGTTTTAAGTTTGGGTGACAAGGTGGATATGAATGAAACTTATCTTATTAATGTAACAGAATTAGGACCTGATGGTAAAATATTAAACGCCAAATACGGTAAATAAGGGTATTGGGTATATTTATAAATAAAAGTTTATAAAATGGAAAAAGTTTTTAGTAAAAAATCAATATTGAATAAAAGACTATTCGAACAGGAAGAGGAAAAGGATGATACTAACGTTGAAAAATCTGAAGGTAAAGTAAGCGGGTCATTTGTTGATATAGTTTCAGGGATTTTACATTCAAGAACTCAAATACATATATATCATTTACAAACAAAATCGTTTGCGGTTCATAAAGCCTTAAATGATTATTATGATGGTGTTGTTGATTTATTTGACGGTTTAGTTGAATCATATCAAGGTAAACACGGAATTGTTGAGGATTATAAATGTGATGGTTACGATAATTACACTAGTGTTAATAGTGCAATTGAATACTTACAGAAATTGGATAAAACAATTGAGAGTTCAAGAAAATCAGTTAAAGAAAGTTTCATTCAAAATCAAATAGACACAGTTCAAGAATTAATTTACTCAACTATTTATAAGTTGAAATTCTTGGAATAATTTACTTTTCATAGTATTTTAATTTTTACCCCAATTTTAATTAGTTGGGGTTTTTTATTATATTTGTTTTATGGATGCGAAAGGAAAATATAAGTTAGCCGAATTGCTTGTTGATAAGACAAAATTAGCCGTAAATTATGAAGGGATTAACTTCATCCAATTCAGAATTGAATTTCCATTTTTAAAAGGTGGTGTTTGTAAGGATTACTATTTAAAACTTGAGTTGGAAAAAAATTCTTGGAATTTTGGAATGCCACCTAATTATCACTTAATCACTTACTTAGAAACTTTATTCAGAATTAAAGATGAATCAATAATAAACGAGATTCGTGAATTATATCTTGATATATTTGAAGAAAGAATTAAAAATTTACAAGTATATCTATTGACACATTGAAATAAAATCTATATGATTGTTATATAAGAAAAAAGATAATAATATGACAATCAAACAGGCGTTAAAGGAGAAGAACCGATTGATTAAAGCAATCGACGATGAGTTCAAAAAAGTGTACTCATACAACTCAATAGATGAGGGTAATGTTAGACCATACTCAACGGTTACGGCATTAGAAAACATAATGACTTTGGAAGAAGGTCTAATCGACATCAAAACAAAAATCCATAGAGCAAATATGGGTGTTTACAATAAGATTTTCAGATTGTCTGAGTTGAAATCTTTGGCGAAAAGATTAACCCAAATTAATTGTGATGAAGGTAAAGTAACTGACAGATACCATAGAGGTACTGAACCATCAATTAAAACTGCGGAAGTGTCAGTTGTTGATAGAGACTCACGAGTTAAAATGATTGAAGAAGAGATTGAACAATTGCAAGAAGAGTTAGATACTCACAACGCAACCACATCAATATAATCGGACTTGTTGTTGACTAATAAATCATTACTAAATTCTTCAGAGATGTTCGATGTTTATGACCGTGATGCCGACTCAAAGTTCAACCATCAAATTTATTCAAGGTTCACTAATTAAAAATTAAAACTCGTCTACCTGGGATTTGTTTTTCAACACAATAAGATTATATTTCCCCCCATCTGTTAAAGGTGGGGGTTTTTTTATTATATTTGTATTTAGTAATATTTATTGATATGGAAGACAAAAAATATATAGAAATCTTTAACAAATACTCTAAAAACGCGGTTGATATTGAAGGTATCAAATTTACGTTGATAGGTATCAATAACCCTGGTGTTGGAAACCAATTAATCAACGAACAATTGGTGTTTAGAATGTCAAATGTAGATGATTTATCTTATAATATATTTTCGTTAGTTGAATTAATTCGGGATAAAGTTCTAAAGTTTAACAGGTTATTTAGTTTGGGGAATTTTGGTTTTGATGAAATTGAAATTGAAAATGCTGATGGAGTTTACATTGGTAAAGGTGATAATGTGGGGGAATTAATTAGTGGTGTGTTTGAGAATACTACAAAATTAAAAACACACAAATATTACTCAACTGATTATGGTCAAGAAGTGGTAGATGTGTTTATGGTTAAACACATTTCATTTAAATATGAAATGGATGGTGACTTTATTAGATTTGTGAATAAAGTAAGACCAATTAAAGCTTATGTTGTTGGGGTTAATTCAAGACAACCTGTTGGTGAACTTGACCTTGAAGATGCTGAATATGTGTATCAGGAAGGTTTTACTGGTTCGTATGAGGAAACTGAATTGAATTATACTAAGATGGATTACCTTGATTTTCCTAAAAGGTTTATGGATGGAGATTTCCAATCAACTTATGTCTATACCGATTTCTTATAAAAAAACCCCCAAGATAGGGGGTTTTTCTTATTTGATATCAGTTGATTCTAATAATGTGTAACTAAATTTGTTACCGTGAATTTTAAGTGCTTTTTTACAGATTTTCATAAACTCGTTAAAGTCTTTAACTCTTTTGAATACTTGACATCCTTCAGACCAGTTTTCAACCCAAGTAGAATCTGTTCCTGCTTTATGGATGTTAATACCAAACATACCTTCATCAATTAAAGTCTCTTCGAATATTAAATCTTTATTAGCGTCTCTCCATACTTTTACTTTCGCCAATCTTTGACAAAGAGCTTCGTATTTTCCTTGATGTAAATCAACCGCCCAAGTAGTTCTATATTGATTTGGAACTAATCTAGCAACACCTTTTTTATTGTGGAATTGTTGAACTCCTTTTTTACCTGGGTCACAGGTTGCGTTCCAGCAATAGAATTGCCAAACACCTTTCTCATCTTTAAATGAAATTGTGATATGGTCATCAAATACGTTAGTTACTTTTTTAGCAACTGATGGTGCGTTGTTTCTAACACCAACGATATTAACATCATAACTTTTATTTGATTTGTCCTCAAACCACACATAACCTTTAGCTTTTAAAGCTGATTCAATCTGTTCTCTTGTATAAGACATAATTTAAATTTTTTTGTTTATTTAATTATAAATATGTAGTCGGTTATATTTATTGGTTTAAAAACCCCCGAACTAATGGAAGATATTATTGAAGAATTTGAAGAATTTGGTGACCACCTTATTTGTTCTTTTTAAGAGTGGTTATTGATATGGATGAAACTATTGGAAAATTGATTAAGAAGATAATTGATAAACAATTAAACTCGCCGCGGTGTGGCGAGTATTCATCTCAAATTGATTATGATAAAATCATAAAAGATTTAAAGAAATTGAAAAAACGGTTGAGTTCTGGTATGGTTATTGATGATGATAAGTAAAACTTATATTATGATACACAATACCGAAGCCATATTACAAACAACATTAGGTTCTGTTGTTATTTTAGTTGTAATCACACAATTGATTGTTAGTAAAGTGAAGGGGAATTAAATTGGTTTAACATCACGGTTGTAAATACCCCAATCATCCATTGAACCATCTAAATGGTCCTGACTCATTTCTTGACCACTAAATAAATCTAACGCACCATCATATTCTAATTCCTTAAATAGATTAATAGCGTCGGAACTATCACCATACGACTCAATTTCTTGTGAGTATTCAGTTCTCATTATAATACTTTCAACAACCCAATATGGTACTTGATAAGTATTATATTGAGGTTCAATTAAATTATCGTAATCTTCGTTTGCTAAACTATCGTCGTTTAATTTAATAAAATTAACAATGTATGATGTGTCAAGTCTTAAATCATCAGATTTAATACCAAATAATTTAAGTAATTTACTAACTTGATTTAATATATCACCATATTCGATATAATCAAACTCACGGTCTAAGATATTTTCAAGTAAATCTGTGGTTTTATAAAAACGTTTAACAATCGCGTGTCTTAATTTTTCGGGTTGTTCTCCTAATCTCATAATGTTAAATTTATATGTATAAATAGTTGAGTTGTATAATAAATTTAGTTACCTTTATTAAAAAGAAAATTATATGCAAACATTAGTATTTAACACAACAACAAAAACTGCAAAACTTTATGAAGGTATTGCGGAAAGTACAACCCTAATCGCTCACTACACTGACGTTCCAACTGTGAAAGTTATGGATGATGGGTATTACCAAGTAATGCAAAGAGACGCATTAGAAAAACAATTACCTGTATTAAGAGTTCCAATCGCAAACACAAATATGTTTATTAAAGAGTAATGAAATCAATCGGTCAAATTTTTAGAAGTAATAGACAATTAATGGATGAACCTGAAGTTCAGGTGTTAATAGAATATTGCCGTGAATTGGAAGGGCAAGTTATGGATAGAAAGATTGATGATAATTACGATAAGGAACACGTTCTACGTAGTATGTTAAAGGACATTAGAACAGGTATTGATGACACATTAAAAGACGACGAGGAATCAATCAGGTTCAATGAAACACCAAGAGTTGATTTCAAAGATGCTATGTTGAATTTGAAAAAATTCCTTGCCGAAATGTGTTTAATTAACAAAATTATTTTATGAAGAAAAGAGTTTATTTAGTCGATATTGATGGGACTATCTGTGATGATATAAAGAATGAAGAGAGTCATTTATATCCTGACGCTAAAGTATATGATGGTGCTTTAGAAGAATTAAATAAGTTGTATGATGAAGGTAATATAATTACATTCTTCACTGCCAGAGAAAGTAAAGACCGTGAGGTTACGGAAAAGTGGTTGAACGATAATGGGTTCAAGTATCACGGATTAATCACTGATAAACCAAGAATCAAAGATGCTCAGGAGTATGTTTGGATTGATAACATTCCAATCAGAGGTATTACCTATAAAGGTAAGTGGTCACCAATCATTGAGAAACAATTATTCTGTGATGAGGTGAAATCAATGTTGATGTTTAAGAAATGAAAAAAGGGGTCTAATTCGACCCCTTTTCAATTGGAATTACTTTTACTCTGATACGTCCCACTTGGTGGTTTGCTAACTTGCCAAATGATTTTTTACTTAAATCAATTCTGTTTTGTGATTTATTACCCATCCTATCGGTAATTTCAACAGTGTCTGATTTATTGTTTGATAAGTTAACAACGATTGCTTTTGAACGTAGTGGTAAGTAATTGTAAGCTGCCGTCGAATATTCTCTATGAACTTTTGGATGTCCTGTTGTATCATACCAAGTTGCGGTGTGAACGTCAGGTTGAGTGTTCGTTAGTGAGGTTAATGACAGACATAATAAAATAAATATTACTCTCATAGTGTATAAGTATACGTATAATCTTGACAAAAGGAAACCATTGAGTATTTATTAATAAAAATCTGATATGAAACATAAAATAATGATTACTGAATCTCAGTATAAAAAATTATTGAGGGGTATTAATGAACAACAGAATAAAAATTTTTCACCTCAGTTAAGTTTTGGGCGTAAATCAGCACCTTGGTTGAGTGCAATTTTTGGAAATAAGCAAGATGGTTATACTATTTATTTACCACAGTCAATAAAAACTGAAGAAGTTAACAGTCTTATTAGTGACGATGAAGTTAAAGAGTTAAATAAAAGTGGGTATGGGCAAAGATTATCTTATCAATTGGGTGAACGTAACGGAAGTCATTTTATGGGTACAATGAGACAAATAAACCCAAAATACCGAGCTCTAATAATTAAAACGTATCAAATGCTTATTGAAAGTGGGGTTAAAAATCCGAAACTTAAATTTGAGAGAACTGAAAAAACAACAACAACTAAACCAACAGGTGAACCTGGAGGTGAAATACCGTTTACTAAAAAGTTTCCTGTTAAAGATGATTTAAAAAGTGAAAAATATTTTGTTGATAATAGTTGGGCGTTAGATATACAATTTGTTACAAAATTTAGAGAAACTACCCTTAAAAATATTAAAGATGAATTGTCAAATACACCTAACGGTCAAGGTGTTTTAAATGGAATCACAGTTAGAACATCTTGTTCAACATTACCTAATGGTAAATCACCTGATGGTAAAGTTCACACATTTGCTGAATTATCTAAATTAAGAAACAAATCGGCAAAAGATTTTGTTCTTAAAGAATTACAATCAATTGGGGTTAAGATATCACCTGAATTAATTTATGAAGATGATTGGGAAGGTGGTCTTACGGGTAAATATTTAGGGGCGTCAAGTAACAGTGGTAATATTTGGGGTCAACCTGGAGCGTCAAAAAACACTGATGATTATGAACAGGATAAATATTTAGAAATTGCCTTAGATTTGGTTATTTCAGGTAAGAGAAAAATCCCTATTGACCCAACTAATGAGGATGGAACGAAAAATGTTAGTTATGATTATGTTGCGGCATTTTATGTTCCTGATATTCCACGTACTATACCAACTATTGACCTTGCTTGGGTTTGGAATCCAAAAACCCAATCTAAATGTAAAATTGGTGAACCAAATACTCAAATGAAATGTGAAACTTGGGGTGAAGGTCCTAAAGATTGGTCAACCAATATGAAAGGTAAAATTCATTGGGGAACTGAAGATTAATAAAAAAAGGGAGATAATACTCCCTTTTTTTATTTACAACGAATTACTATGTGAATGGTTGAGTCTTCAAGAGTGAATCCAAAACCAAATTCTTTGTATTTTTCGTCAAGTAATATTGACATATGTGGTTTAGATGCTACAAAGATATCGAAGATACATTCAGATACTAATTTATTGAAGTCACCATCAGTTTTTTTGATTAGTGTGAACGTTTCGATAGGTAACATACTAATACATTCGGCACCTTTAGTTATCTTATCGTGACAGTACTTCTTTACTAATTTTTTAGAGTATTTTTGACAATCAATGGTTAATTGTTTGTCTTCAACAACTGAACATTTACCATAGTCATTTCTGAATTCATTGAATGATTCAAACAAATATGATTTTATTTTGTTAGTGTCTATTTTTGAATTAACTGAGTCTAAGTAGTCATATCTAAAACTAACTAAACCGTTTATTGGTTGAACAACTGAAGTTTTACTGTTGAAGTCAAATAACCATACTTTAGAGTGTAGTTTGTAACCACTTTGAGCGTTAACGTTTAACGTTACTAAGATTGTCAATATCAAGATTAATGTTTTCATAGTATGATGTGTTTGTCTTATAAAAATACAATAATTATTCTTTACTCAAACAATTTCTTGAATATTTATTAATAAACTTTTAGAATGAGAAATATATTAGCCGAACAAATTAGTAAGATGCAATCTATGATGGGTATTCAAGATGACTTACTACTTGAAGCTTCGAAATTAAAAATATTAACAGACAAAGAAGGTTTAGACCAAGACCAAGCGGAATTACTTGATGAGTTATGCGGTGGGTTATCGGTTTGGATGTTAAGTAAGATAAAAGATTTCCAAAGAGAAACGGCTAGAATTAGAAATATGGAGGATTTATCCGATAAAGCAATGATTAATTTAATAAATGTCAATGGGTTAACTAGTAGGATAAGACCAAACATTATTAATGTTATGGATTGGGTTCGAGTTGGGTTGAATAGTAATGTTAAACCATTTAAAAACTTAACATTACAAGAGTTAGATAAGAAAGCTAAGGAATGGCACGAATCATTGAGTATTGGTCAAGGTGATATTAATTATGTTGAGAAAAATGACATAATTAAAGACTTCCGTGATGAAAATGGTAATGGGTTTTATTGGGCTGACTTGAATACTAAGGATTCGAAGGAAGAGTCTGAAAGAATGGGTCACTGTGGTCGTTCAAATTATGGGTATATATATTCATTAAGAGAAACAAAACCTATTAATGATAAATTCAAAATCAATAGAAGTCATTTAACAACCGCAATTGGACATGATGGTATTATGTATCAATTAAAAGGTCCTAAGAACTCTAAACCTAAAGAAGAATACCATAACTACATTTTACCATTGTTTTATGTGTTAGGTGGTGAAGGTGAAGAAGATGATTATTTAGTTAAAGGATTTGGAACCGAATACGCGTCACAACAGGATTTCAAATTAAGTGACTTACCTGATGATGTTATCAGAGAGTTATATCGAAATAGACCTGAATTGTTTGAAGGTAGAGTGATGATGAGAAAATTGGTTGATATGGGTATAATTGATGCTCCTAATGTTAACTATAATATTACACTTAATATAGACCCTGATGATGTTACAAGATATGTTGATGGTGATTACGTTTATAGAAGATATAAGAAAAAGGTTACAACACCTGCGGGTCAAGAATATGAAAGAACTGTTGAAGTTACAATGTTTGAATTAATATTAGCGGGAGAAACTTGGGATTTATATTATAATGACTATACGGATTGGAGAGATTGTCTTAACTATTACGTAGATGATAAGAATGAACAAGAAATTAGAGAAATTTTAAGAAAAGTTGCTGAACGTGATGATGATGAATTCATTGCTGAAGATTTTGACGAAATGGATATTGAGGATATTATTGAAGAATATGATGATAATCATAGTATACAAAGTGCGTTAGGTAATGCTCAAAGTAACGCTGAAGCGGATGATTACTCTAATTATTTATATGGATTATTAAAAGATGCGTTACAAGAATATGGGACAATTGAGAAAATGAATGATGAGGGGGTAATCTTACATATAGATACACAACGATATTTTGATGATGTTCATTCTGATTATCTTGATGAATATTTTGAAAGATGTGATGATGATATTGAATGTACCTTTAAGGAACTTGCGTATGAAGGTGAAATTGAAAAACCAAAGTGGGACCCTGATGATAGATGGTATCCAAGCGTTGATAAAAATAACTATAATGAAATGTTATCCGATTATCTCTACGATGTAAGAAGTGAATATAATGTAAAATAATTTAAACCCCCAGGTAAAATTGGGGGTTTTTTATTTGGTAGATGTTTGGATATGTATTATATTTGTTAAAAATGTAACGGATATGAGAAAAGTAGTTTTATTAGGGTTGTTAGTTTTGGGGGTGGTGTCTTGTAAAAAAGAAGATAAAGTATTAATGAAGTATGCCTACATCACTCAGGACAACGTAGACTATAAAAACGAGAAAGGTTACGGTGTTATAACAACACACTTATGTCCGGTAGATAAGTCAGTATCTTCTGTAGATATTGAGAACGAGAGAAGTAATCAAAAATACTTAACTGAAATGAAAGGTAAAGAAATATTGGCTGACACCTTGGTTGATATTAATTCTGATGTTACCAAAATTTTATTTAGTAGATTAAAATAATATTTATACATTTGTAAAAACGATAAGAGTTATGGAAAGATTTTCAATGAGAGAAGTGTTAAAGGAGAAATACGGTGAAACTGAGAAAAACACTAAAACTGCCAAGTCAACTAAGAAAGTTGAGAAGAAGGGTAACTATGTTGTGAAGATAGTAGATGGTGTTAAATATATGGTTTTAAAATAATAGATATGTTAAATATAGTTTCAAAAACATTAATGGTTGATATTGAGAATGATATCACATTACATAACGGAGCGATTACAATGAAGGTATTACATCAAGCGTATATTAATCAAGATAATGAAGGTGAAATTTACGTTGATGTTGAATTAACCGACTACTTAAACGTTAAATTTTTAGGTAAAGAAATTGATTATTCAAAGTTGAAATTAAATTTGAAACAGTTAGATGTTGACCTTGACGAATTAGTTCAAAATTCAGTGGTAGATATTGTAACTGATGAGGATGTAGAATATTTAAAACAATTGTATTTAACAATTAAATCACCATATACGAAATAAGATATGCAAAACAGGGCTAAAACAGGTATTGAATTTGAAAACTTAGTTCAAGTTGATGGTTGGGTGAAAAAAACCAAATCACCAAGAATGAAGTGGAGTGGTAAAGGTAGAACTATATTCGACAAGATTAAGTCGGTAGATTACGACCCAACTCGTTTTATCTTGGACGAGACGGTTGAGATTAGTAAATATGATATCTTTCACCCTGAAACAAAAAGATATCGTGAGGTAAAGAAATATAATAAAGACACGTTTAATGGTTGGTTATTATATTCTGAACCGTATTTTAAAATGGCTTCGAAACATTTTTTACATAAAATAAATGTTGAAGATTATAATAACTTTGTTGAGGAGTTTTATAATCATAATCTTAATACCGGTTTATTTGATAGAGTTATCAAATTGATAAATGAAAAAAGTGAGGGGATTAGGGTTGTTGATGGGTTTATACCCAAGGAAGAGTTAGAGTTTAGAACAATTATTGATAGAAACAATTGGATGGGTTATTATAGAATTACTATTCAAGTAAAAAGAAAGTGATATGACATTTGAAAATTTTTTTAAGATACTTGATTGTTACAAGAGAGGGTCTGAAATGATATCAGACCTTCACGATTTTGGTTTTGATTTGATGGAGGGTAAATTTAAATTATCCGATATTTTATACGAACAATTACAACACTCAATACGTTCTGTTTATGGTGATGAAGGATTGGATTGGGTGGAATGGTTCATATTTGAAAATAAGTATGGTGAGGGTGATTTTGTTATGGAGGCTTGGCACGAAGATGAATTAATCTGTCAAACATATGAAGAATTATATAAATATTTAGAAAAACATCATAAATTATGTACACATTAAAAAGAAGTGATGGTTTAGTTAAAAGGTCCGAAGATATTAGATGGATTGAGTTTAACGAAGAAGGTAGTGGTAAAGAAATGCACGAAAAACCTGATGTTGGTTTAAGTTTAATTATGTCACCATTCAATATGTTTTATACTTGGATGACAACTGAGGTTACAGAACTATTGGAAAGTTCAGAAAATTATATTAAATTTAGGACTAAGAATAGTGATTACGAATTAATTAAAGAAGACGATGACTTGGATAAACCCGGAAGCTTGGATGAAGAATCTTGATGCCAAGCCAATTAACTTTAACTTAGATACTAAACTTAAAACTTATGATGAGTATCTTAAAGATAACTTCTTCTATAAGTTTGGTGAGGTGTTTAGAACCTTAGTCGGGACTAAATTTATGTGTTACGAAGGTGATGAATTAATTACTAAAACAATTAAGGAAATCAAGTTCAACGCTGATATAGTATACGATGAGGTCCGTAAAGAATATGTTGATAAGAAAAACAAATTTGTTGCTTTACACGAGTTACCAATGCCGAATGATTACACAGGATATAAATTGTTTATGTTTGTAATTAGTGATGACGACATTCAATATAATTTTAGTGAAATTTATTTAAAACCTGAGAAATGAGAAGAGTTAAAATCCCCATTGATGCGGCAGTCAAGGTAATACCTGAGATTGCTAACATAGGTAGTTTACCAAGAAAGAAAAAGAAACAAATGAAAAAGTACTTTGATAAAGTCTTTATGGATAAATTTTATAAATGGTTAGAAAATGGAAAACGATAAATATGATAAAATGTTGGAGCGTTTAATTGAGGATGCTTTAAAATATGGTTCAGGTTTGGAGGCGGCTATAGACCATCTTAATCTGGGTTTTGTTCATCTGTATAGACATTTAAATGGTGATGATAAACAAAATCTGTTACAAGACTTACAGGAGTATAATGAAAAACTAAAAAAGATATTAGTGGATGAAGGAGATAGCGTTTAGTATTGGTGGTTTGTTGGTATTCTTAACTGTTATATTAATGGTTAATTATTCTTTGAGATTAAAAAGTTTTGGGTTCGATAATAAGAAGTATTTTAATTTTTTAGTATATTTGTTATTCGTAGAAATGTTATTATTAGGAATCAGTCAAATTATACTTTAAGATTATGGCAGCAATTACAATGAGTGAGGTGAAGATAGGTAGAACAACATATCCTGTTAAGAGTGGTGATTATATTTTATATAATGGTGCTTGTTATCAGTTTATAGCTGGTGATGGTAGAACTTTGAAACAAGAAGGTTTTACCGGTTATAGTAATTTGAAAATGCCTATGACATTAATTAAGAAAATACCGTTCATCAGAATGACAAAAGTTAGTTTCAATAAAAATGGGGTGGATTTAGTAAAATGGTATTTCTAAATATAAGGATTACCAAACTCTTTTAAACTATTAAACATATCTTCGATACGTTTACATTCTTTAATGAAGTTAGATGCAATCTCAGGGGGTAATTGGAACCATTCAGTTCCCCCTTCCAACAAATACTTAAAGTAATCTCGTTTCATTACCGTTTCAATTTTTGTGTAGTATTCTGATTGGTGTTTACGTAGTAAGACTAACTCGTGAGGGTTTGAAGTCTGATGGGCTTTTAGTCTTAATTGGGGGTCATTTTTTGAGATACCGATTTTATATCGTTCAGGTTCGGAACCCCATTCAACTATTAGATATACATAACCATAATCCATATGGTTAAATGTAAATCAAGGGGATTTTAAGTAAATTATTCTTCCTTTCTTATGAATTTTATTTTATTAACATCAATATCAACACTACCCATATATTCAGGGTCTAATTCACCATTATAGTACATTTTTGTGTAGAATTTATATTCTTTTGGTAAATATCTGTGATACTTGTTAAGTTGTTTTTTTAAGTCAAAATAGTCCTTAAAACAAGGTCTGTTTTCAAAACCATCCATTGATGAGTATTGTAGTGGTGCACATAAAGAATAACCAGTCCTCATAAATTCATATTCACTAAAATAGCTAATTACAGGTACTTTAAAATAATCAGATAATTTATCAACATCTACTATAATATCAATACCAACTATTGTTGAATATCTATTAGGTTCATTATCGGTAAATTCCCAACCAACAATATACGGGTATTTTTTATGAATTGTTTTAAGCAACATATCAATACCTTTTAATTGGTTTTCGGTTGGTTCATCTCTAAAAATCTTGAACATACAAATAAATAGTTTTGTTTTTAAAATTAAAAAGTTATCTTTGTTCTATAAATATATCACTTATGAGAAAGACGTGTAATGTAGTTGAAATGTTAGAATACGCAAATATGCAATTGGCTAGAACTGATGAGTTTGCAACTAAAGATTTTAAAGTCGGTATTAGTGTAATGATTGAACATATATTACACTTAACAGGTAATTATTCAGGGTTTATGTTTATTAATAACGAAGATTCTGACACAGGAACGTTAGGTTATTACAGTAGATATTATTTTACTAACAGAAAATTGGAGAAAAAATGACATACGATGAAATGAAAGAGTTTTTGGAGTCCATTGGTGGACTTGAAAATGGGTTTTTTACTGACAGACCCCCAATCACTGACCCACATTTTTTTGGTGTTAAGGAAGGTTGGTATCAATTAATCAAAGACTTGATTGTGGACCTAAATGAAATGGGTTGGGATAAACAGGTGATGCAAGTTAAAGAGAAATTTGGTGGGTTAAGATTCTATGTGAATTCACATATTGAAAATGATGATTTACACAATAGAGTATTCAAAGCAGAAAAAGATAGTTATAAAATTTGTGAAGTATGTGGGGAACCTGGTAGAGTAAGAAATAACGGGTGGTATATGACCTTATGTTATTCACACAGAAGAGAAGGAGACGATTGAATGAAAAAGGTTAGTTTTGATTATGATGGAACATTGGCATTACCCGCAGTGGAGGAGTTTGCTAAGGAGTTAGTGGACCAAGGTTATGATGTTTGGGTGGTCACTTCAAGAGTGGGTGATGACAATTTAGATAAGTCATTCCAACCTTGGAAATCACCTGATTGGAATAAAGATTTGTGGGACACTTGTTTAAATGTGGGTATACCTAAAAGTAAAGTTGTATTCACAAGTTTTGTGGATAAGATTGAATTTTTAAAAGGAAAGAATTATATTTTTCATTTAGATGATGATTTGTATGAGTTAACCGCAATTATGGAATCCAAAGATGGTTGTATGCCATTGAATGTTGGTCACTCAGATTGGAAAAGAAATTGTTTAGAAGAATTAGAAAAACATAAAATATGAAAAAAAACAGACGTAGAGCGGTCCACGCTGAGTTAATTAGAGAAAGTAGAGATAACC